CGTTCTTCAACTTTGGCCCAACGACTCCTGCGCTGAACAATCAGGTTTATCCGTGGCTGGACGAGAACGGCGAGTGGTGGGTGTTCAACGGTGGCTACTGGAGCCGCAAGAATCCCGTTGTCGCCAACGGTTCTGATCGTCGCATCTTCGTTGGAACAACCAACGATCTGCTTTCATACGATGGTGGAGACGGAACTCCTTACAGCGGAAACATTTATGCCGGTGCGATGTGGGAGGTTGACACCAACTTCGACGCCAAGTTCCCGGTCGGTGTTGGTACCTTTGCAGCGAGCGGTACTGTAAACGTCACGGGAAGCTCGACATCCACATCCGTTTCCGGTGAGGACAAGCACAAGCTCACCATTTCGGAAACCCCGTTCAACGAGCATACGCACGGTGTCGCCCAGAGGGTTCTTCCGAACAACGACGACTACTACATGGTGGCCAAGAACTGGAGCAATCTTGGCTCCTATTCTTCGCTGACTATTCAGGGTGCTGCCGGTACGGGTGGCGGTGGTGCTGGCCCGACCATCTCCAACGGCGATTTGTCCACGACGAACGCTGAGAAAAGCGGAAACGACAGCTCCTCCACGCTGTCGCACAACAATCTTCCTCCGTTCTACGGTGTTTACTTCATCAAGCGGACGGCCCGAATCTACTACACGAAATGAAGCTGATCGTTCAGGACATCCGTTCGACAATCGCTCGGGTCATCGGCGTATGCGTCGATGATGCGCGCGTTTACGATTACATCAATCAGGCGTGTCGAAGGCTTCTGCACAAGGGCCTTTGGGCCGGTGCTTATGGACGCTTCACCATTCACACGACCGGCGGATGCATCACTTGGCCACGACAGATCGAAACCATCGAGGCCATCGCTGATTGCTGCGGCGTCGGTGTCGTCCGCAATCAATGGTTCGAATTCCAAGAAACCGGCTATGGACTTCTCAATGGCAATCAAGTCTGCATTGGCAAGCAGCTTATTGATCGTGGCACTGTGGTTTCTTACCGCGATTTGTCTGGTGGCACTAACAGCTACATTCGAGTTTATGCTGGCGACGCTTCGGACGTTGGCAAAACCATCACGCTCCAAGGAGTCGATCAGAACGGTCAATGGATCAGAACTCAATCCGGTGGAGCGTGGATCGACGGAGAAAAGCTGACGCTCGCTTTGCCGTACGTTCAGTCCACGAAGAAGTTCACGCAGCTTACGGGTGTCATCCGCGAGGCGACGAATACGGTCAGCCGGTTGTACGAGTACGACGCGACTGCTCTGACCGAGACTGACATCGCCGTTTACGACCCTGATGAGACTCTACCGCAGTATCGTCGCAGCTACTTGGCCGACCGATGCAGCGCGGATGAGGATAAGCCGGTGACGGTCATGGCGAAGATGCGCCACATCAATGCGACGAGCGTCAACGATTACCTCATTCCTCCGTGTCCTGATGCCATCAAGCTAATGGTCATGGCCATTCGCAAGGAGGAGAACGATCTGATTCAGGAAGCTGTGGCCTACGAAGCCAAAGCCATTCAAGCTGTGCAGGAGCAGACGATGCAATACATGGGCGATGCGGTGCATACGATCCGCATGGTGGGCGTCGGATTGAATGGCGGGGGATTCTACCAGTGGTACTGAACCTCAACATCGATTTCGCGTTTGGCGAAGTTACTCCAAAGAAACTGGAGCTTCTTCAGGCTGTCTTTGACGCGCATGACATGGCGGCGCGTAGAAATCAAAACGCGAGTTCCGCTGCCGCCATGAATGCATTCTTTGGAAGCGGAAATCTGACCAATGGAATTGCATCCTCCATTCTTACTCTTGGCGACGCTCATGGTCCTATTGGACCTGCTCGATTTGTTTACGAACGGTTTGACGAACGGGCGTTGAAGTCGGCCATTGAAGCCGGAATGAAGATTCCCGGCTTTGGAAACTCTTTCTTCAAAGATCGGATTGATCCTGCGTGGAGTCGGGTGCGCGAGATTATCGAGACTGACTTTCCGAATGCCAATGAACGCATCAAGCAGCTTCACGCTTGGATGAAGGAAGCTGGCAAAGATGTTTACCCAAATGCGGCTCTTTACACGGCGGTAATTTGCAGCGAGTTGGTGATGAGTCCGGGTTCAGAGTCGGCCATCTTCATCTTGGCGAGGACTTCAGCTTGGACATCGATGTGCATAAAAAATGAAAGGTAAACTCTTCCAAATCTGCGGACTGCCACGATTCGGATCGGCATTCATGTCGGTACTTTTCTCGTTGGAGGCAGACTGCATTGGCCTACATGAGCAAGGGGCGACTGATCCTAACTGGAAGCAGTCAATCGAAGAGTACCGGATGCGATACAAGTACGTCGCTGATTGCTCGACGTACGGCTATCTTCCAAAAGCTGTGGTTGATGATTCGGTCAAGGTGTACGTCAAGAAAGACCCCGATTCATCCGCCAAGGAATGCGCTGAAAGATTTGGCTACGAGGTTCACCTGCCATCCGTTCAAGCATTGCGGAAATACGCTGACGAATGGGCGGCTGCTCGCGGTGTAATGACCATCGAGGAGAACGAGCTTTTTCGGTTGGATACTTTGCGTCGGGTGTGGGTTCATTGCTTCCAGAACGAACGAGCTTTTCCAGAGGAAAAGGCGGCTCGGCTGGTTACCATGAACATCCAACGTCACGAACCTGAAAAGGTGTTCTCGATTGAGAACGGCAATCGTCTTGCGAAGGAGGTTTTTTGATTTATGGGAGCTATTCTAGGAGGTGCGGCAATCATCGGTGGAACCAGCTTGCTTGGCGGTTTGTTAAGCAAGGGAAGCAAACCGAAGATTCCAGAGCTTAAGCCAATCGACTTTGCCGCAGAGCAGAGGCAGGCGATTCAGCAAAACATCGCTGCGCTTGAGCCTGCCACCGAGTTGGCCAGAAAGACGACCGAAGCCGAGCAGACTCAGCTTGAAGCACAGCTTCGTCGCGCCATTCCCGGTTACGACCAGCTTGTGGCTCAGGCTGGCAAAAACATCGGTGCGGCTTTGCGCGGCGAGATTAGCCCGGAGGTTTCCGCTCAGGTTCAGCGTTCGACTGCTGGACGCGCGCTTGCCGGTGGATTCGGTGGCGGCTCCGGTTTCGGTCGTGCATTGACCGCTCGCGACTTGGGACTGACTGGAATGCAGCTTCAGAATCAGGGTCTTGCTCAGGCTCAGAATTTCATCCAGCAGCAGCGAGCATTCGGAATGGTTCAGCCGTTCTCGGTGAGCAGCATGTTCATCACGCCAGCGCAACGAGTTGGAGCGATGCAGCAGCAGCAGCAGGCAATGTACAATCGCAACCTGCAAGCCGCTCAGGTGGCTGCGATGCCTGATCCTACGCTTGCTGCTATCGGTGGCGCGTTGTCGTCTGCTGGCGGATTTGCCGGTGGCGCGTACACGCAGCGCGCTTTGATGCAGCAGATGCCTTCTAATTTGTACGCAACTACTCCCGGTGGTGCGCCAAGCGTAAGCAGCACGACAATCGATTACAGCACCGGGGAAACCGCATGGCCGGGATTAGGATAATTTTATGGCTGACCAATCTCTTCAAGCATTTCAGCTAGGTGCGTCGCTCTTCGACCGCGCGCAGACGCAGGCTCGCATGATGGAGCAGCTTCAGATGCAAGCTGCCGATCAGGTCATGCGTCAGCGGCAGTTCGATCTTCAGAACAAGATCCAGTCGAACGCCTATGCTCAGGCTTTGGCCGAGCAGGAGGCTCAAGCCGCTGAGTACGATATTTTTCAGAAGTTCAACGAGGACGTTGGAACCTATTTCAACGATCCTGAGTTAAAGTCTCCAATGCCTGCGCTTCCTCGTTTCAAGTCAAAGGTGTTCAACCAGCAAGCGATTCAGGCGTACCAAGGTCTTCAGCAGTATTCTCCGCGAGCGAAAATCATTAAGGCTCGCGAACAGTTTGAAAAACTTAGGGCAGATAGCATCGAAGAGATGCAGAAACAGGGAATCGATGTTTTTGACCCTCAGACCGGACAAATTAACGAAGAGGTTTATCGGGCAAATCTTCCCGTCATCAGGGAGCAGATGAAGGAGAAAGAGATTATCGGAAAACTTCCTCAGGAAGTTTTTACGCAAGTCTCTTTGCTAGATAAAACGATTCCCATTCAAGAAAGAATCAGAAAAGCTCAAGACATCGTTGACCAGCGAAAGATCGAGCAGCTTTCTCCGTCTGAACGCGCTAAAATGCGTTTGTCTGAAAGAGCGGTCAGCGAATATG